TCCCAATGTCCAGATACAGGGTTTAACGTGTAATCATCGCGGTTACCCATATTTGCTGATCCTTCTCCAGTTTGGCTTTGGAAGAATATATCGTTACTTCCTTCAACAAATCCAACGTCTTGATCTTCTAAAGATCCTCCAACAAATTGCATTACATTAGGTTGACCGCTGAATTTTAATTCACTTACAACCTCACTACGAGGTATAGCCATTTTATCATTTCCTTTTCCAACAAACCACTGATCGTTTTCAAAAGAATATGTTTGACCATTCCATCCTTCAAAAGAGTCTTGAGCGTATTGACCAGTCTCAATCTGCTTAAACGCCGTGGCGTTTTCATTCATGTTGTTTTGTCTGACATAGGTGGTGCTACCATCTTCATTTTGTACATTAAAAAGTAATTCGTTCTCTTCTTTCTTTTTAGTCGTCTTCGTTGGTGCGCTTGCTGCTGCTAGCTTTTTATTGTATATATCCAACTGCTCTTTATGTCTAGCGGCACCTTCGTTAGTAAGATAATCAAGAAATATTTCTCTAGCCTCAACATTGTCGTAGTTCAGCATTTCTTTACGTAATATCTCTAGGTTCTTAGCATCTTCTGGACCGTCAAAGTCCTCCATGTTTAACACGCCATCAGAACCACGTTCTATGCCAGCTAAGTTATTAGCAACGGTAACAACTTGGTTAAACATGTCTTGAGTCATTTCGTTAGGCTGCGCTAATAATTGGGCGTAACTAAACTCTTCGTTACCAACGGGAGTGTAGGTCATGTCAGAAAATTTATCTCTGTCATTGACTAACTCTTTCATGCCGTTTCTATACTCGTTAGATCTAAATTTTAGACCTTGCGAACCTGCCTCCATAGCTTTTAGCTGCAAGTCTTGAATACCAGCTTGCACTTCTGGATCTTTACGCACTATAAGATTTGATATATCGTTACCGCTTACGCTAAACTGCTGCTCTGCGCCAGCATCGTAAGAGGCTAACTCGTCTAGTGTTGCTTGTCCTTCACCAACCTGTTGCCCTTCTCTTTTCTTTCTATCCGCTCTATATGCAAGAAGAGCCTTTTCTGTGCTAACCCCAAATTCACCATCAACAGCGGCTGAACCAGTAACTGTTTTTCCTTGTTTATTTGTAAAGCTTATATCATACCCTTGTTCTTGCAAAAATCCTTGAAGTTTTCTTATGCTACCTTTATCATTTACGTCAGGTGTAATAGATACTCCTTCTGGTAAATCTTCAACCTTCGTTTTTGCGGCTCTAGCTTTAGCTCTTTGAGTGACACCTGCTTCACCACCGTACTTAGGCGTTCCGTCAGGATCAAAAGATGTTATTGGCTCCCCGCTTGGGCCATAAAACTTTTTAACCCACTCTCCATCTACAGATTCCATTTCTGAGTAACAACCGTCATATGGAAGTCCTGGGGCATCTACTGGATTATCTTTGCCAGATCTAACTATAGAAAATTGAGCCGCTTTATCAGGATTTTCTTCAAGATATGCTTGGTTAAATTCACCTTCTTCCATAATTGTTTCAACCATGAACGTCTCATCAATCATACTTTTAAGACTACCTACACTTGTTTTCCATTTATTTTTAAAATCTTGCTTTTTTGCATCTCTTTCCTCGCCTTTTTTAGAAGTAATAACGTCAAAACCCTCTTTTATGATACCTTTAAAGTTACCCATAACAGCGCTAAACGCTCCGCTTTCGCCGTATTGTGTTTTTGCTTTCTTTATATTTTCTACTAAATTACCAGCAGCCATAGTGCCAACTTGAGCCACCTTAGCTAGTCCAGTACCCATCTTACCCATAGCGTTTGTATACCCAGTAGCCATACCTTGAAATGACTTACTCATATCAGCAGGAGCTAAAGCTGCGCCAGCTCTTGCCGCTGCGCCTGCTATCGTTGCATCTGCTTGTCCGCTTAAATTTATTGCCATTATTATTGTATTAATTTTGTTATAGCTCCACCTGGAACCATTGCGCCAGCTACACCACCTATAATATCTCCAACCATACCCATACGAGCTGCGTTCATTTGTGATATAGAGCTAAGCCCTGCCATTTGATTACCTTGAGCTCCGGAAAGTGCAGATCTTGTTCCGGCTAGCTCTCCAAGCTCAGCCGCGTATAATGTAGACTCTCTACCAAATTGGGCTTGCTGAACAGCCGCGTCACCTTGCCTTCTAAGTTGTTCAACTTGCATTTGACCTTGAGCTGCCATTTTTTGGTTTTGAGCTTCTTGTTGAGCTATATTTGCAGAAGCTTGTCTAGCTTGCATAGTGCCTTGACCAGCTAGAGATTGAGCTAAGCCAGCTATACCTGAAGAACCAGCTGCACCACTAAGGCCTGCCATTATATTAGCTCGCTGTTGAGTGCCTTGCTCCATTTGAAATCTTGCTGCCTCTTGACTAACAGTCATATCCTCAAAAGGATTTTCCATTCCAGCAAATGGGTTTGTTATTTCAAACTCTCTATATCTCTGCTTTTGTTCATCAAGCCTAACGCGTTGATCAGCGAGCATAGCTTTAGCTTCAGCTAACTGATTGTCTGTAGTCTGCGTTATCGCTTCTTCATTTCGCCTTTGTGCTTTTTTACCCATTTTATAAATATTTAAATGCCTCGTATTTTGCAGGCATCATAAACCAATCTAATTTTTTGTGTATGTCTTGTAAAAACGTATTACCACATACAGTAAACAACTGCACCATACCAAAAGTTTGTTTTGCGTCTTTTTCTATATTAGATATTAATAACTCTAATATTTGACGACGATCTTTTTCTTTGTATTCTGGGTTAGATACAACCCATGTAGGACCATAGCCTACTAAAGGGTTTTCAAATGTAAACAAAAACCCAGCTGCCACAGGTGTTCCATTGCTTTCTATAACATAGCAAGATTTATCATCAGGTAATAACTGTCTTTTAACAGGTATTTCACCCTTCCACCACCACTTCCACCACTCGCAGCACATGTCATAATCACCTTCTTTAAAAGTTCTAAACGTAACTATATGATTCATATTTAATTTAAGTATATTATACTCATATATAGTTACATTTTTTAGTGATTATTTACTACTTTCAGTAGATTCAGCGCCTATAGCAAATAATTCAGCGGGTTCAGTAGTACTGTTTTGTAGTTTTATTTCAGCAAAATAACCTTTCAAGCTAGTTGTATTAACATTGTTGTTTTTAGAAAACATAATAAAAGCGCTGGTAGGAATATCAGTGTTATCCGCCACTCTTATATAGCTAGCGCCTATTTCTGTAATTGTACCTAGAGATTGTACGTTGTTACCAACTTGCTGGCTATAACCTTGACCTGCGTCTTGTGTGTCTACATAGTACGCTGTATCACCTACTTGCGCAGATGCGTTATCAACCGCTGATTGTAAATGTATTATCATGATTCTTCTCCTGGTGTTATAAAGTTATCTAAAAGCAGTGTCAATGTTCTATTAGTTGTACCTGCGCTTTCAATAAAAAATTTAGTTGTTAAATCTATTTTTGTAAAAAATCCGCCAAATCTAACTAGTGTGCCAACACCTGCTGATGGCTGCGAACTTAAGTTTTGAGCTGAAGAAAGAGTCAGGCTAGTAGTGCCTGGAACAGTTAAAACTGTAACACCGTCACCAATACCAAGTCCAGTAACTGTAGAAGTTTTTGCAATACCATGTGTTGAAGCTACAGTCATATTAGCTGAAGATCCATCAGTAACTTCTGTACTACTTCCGTCAGCGGCAACTGTGGTGCTAACAATGCCGTCTTTTGGAACAAGGGCTTCGCATGCAAACTTACTTATAGCAACGCCAATTGCCTTAAATATCATTTTTGGCCCTTGAGCATCAAACTTCAGCGCTGCTCCGTCAGAATTTAATGTTTGAGCTGAAGATAAAGTAACAGTTTTTGTAGCAGTGTTAATTGCTTTAACAATCGGCGTGCCTGATAAGTTAGGGCCTGAAACTAAAACCATACCTACAACTAAATCCGTTACACTATCGGCCACTAAAGTTGTTGATGAGCTTGTAGTGCCATCTAACGTTGTCTCCATTCTAAAAACTAAATCTGTATTAACTGGTTTTCTAGTTATTTTAAGACCATTATTATGAGTGGCTCCTGTAGCATTTGAAACTGTTCTCGCATGGTTTATGAAAGTAAATTTCTTTTTAGCTGATGACAGCGCTGTTGCTAGATTTGCAATCGGTGGATTACTTGTATAGTTGTTCGTGTTTGCTGTATTGTAGGCTAAAGTAATTGTAGTGTCAGCAACTTGCTTTAAGCTAACGTTTAAAGCCCCTGCGCCACTAGAAATAGCTGTGTCAGTTGTTGGATCAGCAATTACAATGATGTTATACGTGGTTGTAGAAACAACAGAAGGAAAATTAATTCTAGTAGTAAAAAATGAACCGCTAATAATGCCACGCAGTAAATTACTAGGAGTGTGTGATGTTTCAGTAAATACGTTAGTTTTAAAATTATAAAACTTACCTGAGCTATCAACTAGCTGTAATATAAACGCGGCTCCTTGTTCACCTAAAATATTTACGTTTCTAGCCTGTCCAATTTTAGGTAAGTTAAGTAAAGAAGTATCTATTGCGTTAATATTTTTAGTCATGATTAATCATTTGTTGTGTGAGACAAGACGCCAAGACCTTGAAAATTAAAGCTAGACGTGTCTATATTTCCATCAATTCCTTTGATATAATTAAACCATTTATTTTCTTTTTCTATAAGCTCTGGAACTTGACCTTCTTCTATGTTTGTTAATATTGACGTAACCTCCCAGCCATTAATAGCGCCATTTGCATTGTAAGGTTGTAAAGTAGTACTTTGGCCAGTAGTTGCAAAGTTTAATGTTTTAGCTTGAGATCCTTCGTAGTTTATTGTTTTAAAGTTTTTAACAGTAGAAGGAGAGTCATTAAGCACAACGGATAACTCAGAGTTATAGTGTATACCATAAAACATGTTTCTGCTATCGTTATTATAGTGCTTCCATAGTTGGCCATTTTTTGTAGTAAAATATTGGCTTGAAAGGCTTAATCCGTTTTCAGGTATAAATGACTTAAAGCTTTCCCAACCTTTTGAGCTTTCTTTATAACTAATAGTTTGCTCAGGAATACCAAATTCCGCGTCTGTTATAACTCTTCTTAACTTTATGTTATCTATAGTACCAGTCATTCCTGAAGAAAAGAGTTGCTGTGGAAATCCTTCAAAAACTAAAGCGTTAATTAAATCTTCAGGCACTTGTCCCAAATTAGCTTCTGTTATAGTAAAATCATGTTCAAATGTACCGGTGCCGCCAAAAGATTGCTTCGTAAGAGCTATAAATCCATCATGCTTTATATAATGAACAGTACCAGCAGTGTCTATATCATGATCAAAGGTAAGTCTAAATGTTTGCCCTATAGGAAGTTCAACACTATGGAACAACCTATAACCCAATATAGCGTTATTAAATTGAGCTTTACCGCCAAATTCTGTACTCCATTCTATAAAGTTTTCAACAGTTGTATCAAACCCATCTATGCTCCACGTGCCTATATTACCAGTAGTAAAGTAGTTAGTTGTGTCAAGCAAAGACACGTTTTTAATACTACCTATAAACGCGTTGCCAGCTGTAAATGTAATTTCTGCGGGGCCACCGTCGAAATTAATAGGGCCGTAAGTATAAACCCCGGGCGCCACGTGGTCGGTAAATTCAAAACCACCAATATTTATCGTAATTTGTGATTGAGCAGCAGATGCGCTACTAGAAAAGAAACCTCCGTTTATAACGTCGTTATCATATTCTACGGATAACTCATAATGATCATTTACTTCCGGTAAGTCTGGTAATTGCTGCGCTAAGCTTCTATTCTCTTCATAAAACGCACCTTGACCAAAATCAGAACCAAAGTTTATTCTACCGTTTTGATAATAAACATTAGGATGAGAATATGGTATTGTCATTGCTCCAGGTACAGCTGCTCGTTGTATCTGGTATAAACTTGGATTTATATTCCAGTTTTCTGCAAAACCACCTGTAGCTTCAACACTCACGTCTATTAATCTAATCTCTTCAATAATGCTTTCGTTTAACTCAAGAGTTTCTTGGCTATAAAATCCTATTAGCATTTTGTTGATCTGACTTGGATCAGCGTTTGAAGCATTTGAGTGAAGCCTAAATAAAGCCCTGTAAATCAAATTACCATCAACCCCTATGGATTGTTCGAGTATTATTTGGCTACCACTAACATAACTTCCAATGTGTAAGTTAGATACACCAGATGCAAAGTAGTTGTAAGTAGTCATACCTGTTTCTCCACCTTTAAACTTAATATATGGCTCAGGTCCTGCAACAAACTCATTTACTTTTATTTCAACCATATACCACTTATGAAGTTCTAGAGGTGTACTTGGATCTAGTAAAGCATTAACATTAAAACCACTAATAAGGTGGTTGATAGGTACAGAGATTTCACTAGAAGCCGTGCTATATTCTGTAACACCATTAGATGCACCAGATAAATATGTCAGTTGGTTACCATCTAAATCGATATACGGTATTAATTCACCAGGGTTCTCAGGTCCAAATTGTTCTTCAAGACCGTGATCTAAGTTAGCGCCTTCCATAATAAAGCCCTCTATAGCATCTGGATATATGACCTCAGCCCAAGCGGGTATTGGTTCTAGTGGTATAGGATCTGTTTGACCTACTTCCACTTGAATTTCGTTTGTCACTGTAATCTCTTGCTGTTGAGTTTCAGTATTATAAACAACTTCAACAGTGTCGTAGTCTTGATGAAGTAATCTTTTTGTTTTTCTTGCTTGAAACCCAGTTATTACAGTTTCACCTAAGTCCTCTAGATCTTCACTACCGTAAACCCCATCGCTCCATACTTCTAATCTAAAGGTAAGGTTATTAGAAAAAACATCGCCAAGCGCACCACCTGAGAACTGATATTTCAACGTTTGAACTATATCTTGAGTCCCGGCGTTTGTATCTGATGTAATCTTAGGGAATGTATGTACAGATTCGTGCGTATAACCGGCACCTGTATTCCCACCTAAATCATCACTGAATATATATGCACTACCGTCAAACATTCTAAACTTAACGTAGTTCTGTCTTTCATTACCATAGTTGTTTGCGCGGTATTTAATTTCAATTTCTATTTCTTCACCGTTAAACACCCAGTTGTTTTGTGCGCCTGAGTTTGTATCTAGCACTCCCTGCGGAACAATATTGCTTCCACCTGCTACAAACCCTGCTGCTGGAAAATCTATATAACCCCATGGAGTGTCAGAGCTTGTTCCAGAAGTATTAGGGCTACCTCTAAATATTATGCCTCCATTTAGCAAGTCTGAACCGGAACCTATAAATCCATTAGCATCGCTGTTGCTGCTGGGTGGCGTTTGTGTTATACCTGTATCAGCAAAGCAGTAAACTCTAGCGTCCCAATCTCCATCGCCGGTGTCTTCACTGATAATGTCACCAAATCCTATATTAAAATCAGTTTCAATAAATCCACCTTGATTTGTGGGGCTTATAGCTCCTTGAGGCTCTATAACAGCATCATTACTGTTATTTGATGTGGCCGTTGTGTTTGTAAACCTGTTCAGATAAAACTTAGTGTCTGTATTACCAAAACCATACGTAGCGCTAAATGGATCTCCAACTTGAGAATCACCTATTATGCTACTAGTGTCAAAACCAAACATAGTAAAATTACCATCTTCAAACGCATCTGGTATTGTAACAGGCACATCTGTAGCAACTTCTACGTCAACATCTATTATTTCTGTCGTTGTTTCAGTTTGAGTTTCAAAAATAGGTTGCGGTGGTACTAACTCTATAATTTCTGGGTGGTTTATTATAGTGACATTACCTTCAAGTTCTGAGTTTTGAGTTATAGTTCTTTCTTCAAGTGGTAGGTCTTCAAGTTGTATAACACCGCTAAAAGAAGTACCATTAGTAAATGAACCGTCAATTATTTTATCTACTTCATCAAAATATTCACTTGTTTCTGTACCTTCAGAAAAGTCTTCTTTAAGTACAGAGCCTATAACAGGTAGCTTTTTTATAGTTAAATTATACTGCTCGTCAAATTGATCGTAACTACCTATAAAGCTAGCTTTGTTAATTAGGTTATCTCTAAAGTATTCTCGCATACCAGCATCAGATATAGGCGTAAGCCCATCCATAGACAACCTAAGAACTGCGCCTCTTTGCTTGTCAGTAAAGTAAGCCCTGTATGTATCTGAAGCAAAAGACTCTGGTTGATTTGATATACCGTAGTCACCTTGAAACGGAACTGCCTGTCCTAGTACTCTATTTGATGCTATCAATTGAGGATTTCCATCAGCATTAAACAGAGCGTCTTTATTAGCTAGTATTTTAATAACCCTATCTTCGCATAAAGCAACTAAATCTGTATTTCTAGTAAACAGTTTTTGTATGCTACCATAAGTAGGGTTTAAGTCTTTAGTGATTTTTTCTGCAGCAATAAATTGATTTAAATTATTTACGTTAGAATTAGAGTTGTATATACCAGAGTATATTAAACCGTTAGTTCTATGCTCTTCTATAAAAGGTTCTTCAAGTGTAGCTGACACTCTAGCTCCGCTAGATATCTGCATTTTGTTATAACCATCACGTATTCGGTTTGACTCTATGCCGTCACCAAAAGAAAAACAGTTAGACCAACTTAAACCTACTTCTTTCGTAACATCGACCTGCGTGTTTAACTGAAGTTGCGAACCATCTTGACCTACAATTTCGGCTTTTACGTAACTGCCGTTGTCTTTGTGAAACACAAAAACTGAGCCTACATAATCGTTATCAGGTAAAGTTGGATTAACTTCAAATGTATTAGCATCAATCCAAGAGCTAACGGCATAGTAATCTTCAATATTACCTTCTGAATTATAGTTTTCTCCAAAAGAATTTATTTCAACTCTCGAACCAACAGGCGCAAACAGTTCGTTTGTAGTAGATGTTAATTTTGTCGGTATGTTATTACTAGCCTCGTAATATATATTTAAATCAGCTAACTGTTGCGGCTCTGTTTCCCATATAGTAGGAAAACTAAATATACTATCTATTTGGCTAGGTACTATATCACTTACAAACTGCATCAAAGTAGAATCAGTTGCGTCAATATCGTTTTCATCAAAACGCGGATCATAGTGTTCTGCAGGGTTTTTATCAAGCTCTATAACATAAGTAACTCTTCTATTATCCGCAGCGCCAAAATTAGTGATAGCGTCTGCTAGTGCTGTTGCGGCTTCTATATACTCTGTGTTGTTAGTATTTCCAGTAGAAGGTTTTAAATCAGTACCTGTAAAATCGGCCCACGTACTAGCGGCTTCTTCTACACTATCGCCACCAGCAAACCAATCGCCCGTTGTATCGTTCCATAACCACCTCATGCGCCATGGAGTGTAATTGTACATGTGCTTTTCTGAAACACTTAATATCGTATAAACAGTTTCAGATGTGTCTCCTTTGAATATAAACTTTTGACCAGCTGTTTTTATTCTTTGTAAAAAAGTTTGTATAACAGGATTACTACCTGTTTCTGAATATGCGGGGTTCCATTGGTTATTATGCCTTGTGGCATAATTAAGATCATATCCTTGTCCTACACCAGGGCCTGGAGCTTCGGGCTGACCACTTCCTAGTTCGTCGTAATTACCTTCAAATTCAACAACGTGACCATCTACACCTATACTTCCAAACATATCTGTCGCTCCAACGCTTATGGTATAACCATCACCATCGTCGTGCTCAGTAGGTACTTTAGTAAACGCTCCTCCTCCCCATATTCCTTGAAGCTCACTTGCAATACTGTCTTTACCTTTAATTGTTACGCCAGTAAGATCATCTCCGCTCATTGAGTCTATTAAATCCACGCCCGGGGCTAAAAATGAAATATGTATAAAGTGCTTTCCAGTAGAGTCTACAGGCCCGTATGTGTTGTCGTAACCTTGAGTGCTTCCATTGGGATCTGAGTACAGAGTGTTATTTCTAAAGCGTCTTTCGCCACTACTTGGATTGACACTTGTAAATGTTCCTTGACCAGAATGAGCCGAGGTAGTGGTAACAATTCCTTCAAAACTGTTAATTATTCTAATAAGTGAAGGGCTACCAGCTAAGCTTCCACCATACGCTGAAGGAGAAAATGATTTTAGGGGTCCATAAGCACCGTATCCGCTTTCGCTTAAGTGTGGACCATCTTGACGCCAGTAATAACCACTATCAGTACCTGACTGAGGGCTTTCGTCGCCATCAATTAACATCCACTTAAAAGGTTTATATGCAGCTGGAGGATTTAAACCTCTCCACGCTGGACCAGATTCTTTAGCAAGAGAATCACTAGACACGTTGCAAGCTATAAAGTTCATGTCATCAATAAAAAACTTATTGCCTATGTGGCTTTTTATAGCGCTCCAATCTTCCGGCTCACTTGCAAAACCAGTTAAGTTAGATATACCTGCTACAGCTGTTACAGCGCCTTCTAACGCGCTAGCTATTGGTTGGCTAGCTGAGTTTATTATACCCGTAGTTTCCGTAAGATCTGTTGTGTTATGTACGTCGAATAACCAGTGCAAACCTGCTTCCGCGACAGGAAATAAACCAGTTTCGCCGCTTTCGCTAGCCGTAAGATATGCGTTATGTTTTATTTTAACAAAAAACTTACCACTAAAATCTTCTTCGCTTCTTTTTTGGCGTCGTTCAAGTTTTAGCGTAAGACCAGCGTCCATAGTCACCTGAGTATTCGGAGTTCCGGCGCCTAAATCGTCTAGATTTAAAGCTTCTATATTATCATTAAGAGCTGCTATTCTTGCGTCTTTTTCAGATATAGTGGTAGTTAGCTTTAATACATATACGTTATTATTACTAACTCGTATGTTAGAGATTTTATATCTATTAGAGCTTATATTACCTAAACTCCATGACATATAAACATCTCCTTTGTAATTTTCTACTTGACTCTCGCTTTCTTCATTATAATCGACAAGAGGCGAGCCGTTAAAAGCGCTGCTTAACCAGCTTGTTTTGTGCACGTGAACAACATCTGTTTGCTGATCAATACGTAAACCTGCGCTAACTGCATGCCCAGGGCCTGCAAATAAAATATTATCTTCTCCACCAAAACCTAGCGCACTAGTACCAGTAAAAACATCATTATTGTTTACTGCTGTACCTAAATTAAAAAATACATACTTAACCGCGTCTGGCGCTTCATTACTTATGTCTAATATCTTATATTTATTTTCTTGAAATACCTGAGCTTCACTTCCATCGTATATTTTTTTAGCTATAATATAATCATCTTCCATGATTTTATTTCTATCAGAAGAAGGAAATGATACATATATATGATCGTCTTTATTTTCAAACTCTGTGTGAGAGAAAGGAAAATAACACTTATCCATAAGTAAATTATAATACTCAGCAGAAGAAGATTTTACGTAGAACTTGTAGTAATATGCCCAGTCAGGCACTTGATTAGATAAGCTGCCTGTAAACATGTTTGCTGTGCTTGCGTTACCAGCAAGATTTTCACCAAACCACGTAAGATTTACTCCAGCATTGTCAGAAGTAAAAACAGGTGTTTCCCTACCATATTTGTCACCTAAAATATAGCCAAGTTGGTAATTTCGTGAAGATTTAATTGATTTTTGACCTCCACTATCAAAATTTTCACCTTTTGATTTATAGCCAGCGTTTATATTAGGCTTAGGATTTGTTTCATTAAAATTATATCCTTGTTTGTAATTAGCATACACTATTCTATTACCGACTATTTCCTGTGCTTTAGCACTTTTTGGAATAGCATCAAATGGTCTTAGTAATTGATTTTCTGGTAGTGCTGCGTGAACATTGTCGGACGTGATAACATACTTACCTTTATGAGAAGAGTCTCCGTACGTTCCTTGAGCTGACCACTCTGGATCAGTATTTTTTATATTAGCAATTGAGTATATTACATTTGAATCCTCTTGCTTATATAGTATGTCTACTTGAACAACGTCTTCAGGAATATCGCTAGAAACAAAATCACATAGTTCAATAGAAGATATTGAATTAGTCATCGCCTTATTATACGGTTCGTCAGTAAAATAAGAATTAGACTTGTTTATAAGATCTGGATATTTTGCGCTAAACACTACGTCTGTAAATGGACCAAAGGCAGAATACTCATCATCTACATATTTATATCTATAACAAAACCTAGGAAATACTTTTTCAAAAACTGGTGTTTGACCGCTTGATAGTAAGTTTATTTTAAATGTAGGTGCGCTACTAGGTTTTATTTTAATTACAGAAACGTGCTTTTCTTCTAGATCAATATCTGTAAGCTCTCCATCAACACGTAATCTTGCGTGAATCTGCAAAGGATGAATTAATGGAGTATTTGGATTTGTCTGATGAGATTTTGATATATTTATTTTCTTTGGCTCATTATTACCATCTGTCCAGAATAAAAAATCATCAATTATGTTTATACCCGTAATTTGATCTCCAGTAAAGTTTAAAAAAGAATTATTAATATCCACAGCCATACACTGTGTTTCATCTGTATTTTGATCATACTCTAATATCGCATCTCTATCTTCACAATGAACAAACCAATATAGTTTATTAGTTTGCTCGTTTGAAATGCTACCTACGCAAACACACGTGTCTACGACCTTGTCATCTACTCTTGTGTTACCTAATATATTACGCGCAGTACCTGCTCCACCGTTTTCAGCTGAAGTTACTTCAATATTCAACGCATCACGATACTGACCATTTGGAATCATTCTTTCATCAAGGTCTTTATTCATTTTACCTTGAGTGAAAGTATTTTTAATTTCAGGCATGAATTAGTGTTTAATTATTTTAGATTGACCTCTAAGAATTTGAGTTAGTTCTTCTAGTTTAATATTTGATAGCCTTAGTTTGGCTTTTCTAACAGCAGCAAATTTATCTTTTTTATAATAAGATAATCTACCAGCTCCAACGTTAGACCTAGCGCTCATTATATCGCACAGAATATATTTGTAAATAGCGTCTTCGGCAAGTTTAGGTACTTGCATTTCAGCGTCTGTACCAAGTCCATCGCTTATATAGTCTAGTATCACAGTTTTTCCGTTAATATTAGAAGAAAAATGTATTCTACCTAATCGCTGATCTATATAAAAATCTCCGTTTACTTGAGCGTGCTCTGGATTTAAACCATATCTTTCAGGCCCATCTAAGTAAACATCTGGATATCTATAATCATCAATATCCACTGTAACACTGTCAGCTGTTTTAAAGTTAGTCCAGCTAGAGGAGTTTAAACCTGCCGTGTCAGCATGATTTAAAAAATCACTTCCTAAGGAATTAGTTACAGATAAATTATCTATAGTGTTTATTATAGTAGTGCCTGCAACTGATCCAAGCGCATTAGATGTTATAAGAGCATACACAACGCTGTATTGAGAAACATCTATATTTTCTGCTGTTTGAGTATTCGATACACCATTCCATTCTAAAAACGCTATATCAAAAATATCTTCAGAAGCATTTGCAGACGGTGGTATTGGCGTTCCACCATTAAAACCAGGTGCACCAAGCGAGTTGACATTCATATCGCCTTGCTGCGTGCTTAATCCAAATCTTAAAATACCAGCCACTTCGTCTCCAGTTACTGCGTTACCAACGCCGTCAGCTGATATTGTAATAAAATCTATACCAGTTACATCTATAGCTTGCCATACAGCAGGAGAAAAGTCAAAGCCTCCTTTGTGATTAAATTTTAAAACACCGTCTTCAACCTCCGCGCTTTTAGGAGTATATGAGTATTCATTGAGTGAATCAGAAAAATCTGAATTTAATATTAAATTTTCATTAATAGGAAAATCATACTCTCCAGTACTAAGCTGCTTAATTTGAAAAGGGTTCGACGTGTGTCTAGTGGAATATAACGGATGCTTAATGCCTACGCGGTCAACTCTAGATATTTTTGTGTAATTCACATAGTCGTGAGGTAACACCATTACAAGACTTGGTGGTACTTCTATCTGCTGTGATTTTAAAGATTTAAAAGTGTCAAACGATAACTCAGCTAAAGCTCGTTGGGCATGAAACGCTATATCTACTCTTTTTACTTTTGGTATAACCTTGTCTTCTCCAACATATATCATTTGAAACTGATTTATTACATCATCTAAAGATACAAATTGATAATTACCAAAGTCGTTACCTTGATAATATTCTTTGTGCGTAGTTCCGTTTAATAAACCCATTTAATTATGCTTTTTCTTGTTGAATAGTTGATACTTCTTTTTGACCGGCAACTTGTGATAAATTAAAATCTTTTATAGATACCCCAGCGTATTGTAGTATTTTTGTTACAAGATTTTTTTCTTCAGACGAGTGTAACTCAAAGTCACGCATGTCGCTTGCAGATGGGTTCCATAACGCTTTTGAATCTACAACAATGTATGTCCAGTTAGGCGAAATTGGTTTTCTTATATAATCTATACGCGTGTTGTCATAGCTAGACGTAGGTGATCCATAAATAAAATTATTTGATCTATAAAACACAGGGCGGTTTATAGGTGGCGACATAAGTTTTGACATATGAAGCATATCATATTCTTTTTTACTAACTTCTTCGGCTGTATAAAAATTTCCAGTTGCAGTCTCTCTATATCTTACCGCCTCTAATCTATATACGTTCGTATTGATGTTTGCCGATTGTTGATCAACTACTCTGAACATAGATATTTTTTCTTCAACAATATCACGTAGATCTGAAGAAGATGTTTTATTACCTACTGGCGCCCTTAAAAATTGATTGAGGTCATAAAAATATTGCTCAAATATTTCGTTTTGAGCCTGGTTGGCGAATAAGTTGTACTCCTGTGGAGTAATATAACCTCTTTGTTCTTTGTTAGCTAATGCTAAAACTGTTTGATATACTCTATCTACACTTATTGCCATAATTCGTTATTTATAGTTAGTGACCACCCCGAAGGGTGGCCGCCCAACTAAGTGATTATTAATTTAATCGTTTTTCTATATTGGAATAAACATCCATACCTTCATCAGTCTTAAACCAAGCGGCAAGGGCTGAATAAGGGTGTTCATCAAAAGGAATTGTCATAAGTTTTCTATCGTTGTTAGCCCACAAAAAGTGACGCTGATCGTTAGATAGCTTTAATATTCCTAATTCTGTTGCTTTAATACCAAAGTTTCTTAGTACAACGTTTTCATCATTAACAAGTTCTAAGAACAACTCAGGATTTCTTTTAGCATACACTAATAAATCTCGTTTAAGCTCCTTAGAACTCATGTCTGACACTCTAGAGCCAACTTCTACTCTTAACACAGCTTCTGCCATATCAATATCAAGTGATTGAGCGGCGTTTAAAGCGTCAATTTCCATTTCAATACTTGCCACTTCATTTGAAGCGAGAGCTTCTGGCTTGTACTCGCGATATACTACGTCTTTGTGAGGATGATACAAAGACAACATTTTTTGAAGAACTGTTTTTTCTTTTGGTACGTGAAGATAACCGCCTCTAAATATAATATGAGCTAACCTTTGATCACCTTGCATTTCATCAACAAAAGATGTTCTTTGATTTTCACAGTATTTAAGTTCTCTTTCGTAACCTTTTTCTTCATCAAACCAATAAACTCCTGAAGATTTTAAAGTATAACTTAAAGGCTTCATACCGTTGAGCCAGTAAATTCTATCTTTAATTTCCCATTTAGGTTTTTTTGGTTCTTGTTTTACCGCAGCTTTTTTAGGCTCTGGCTTTGGAGCTGGAGCTTCAGCAACTACAGTTTCTATTTGAGGTTCTTCTACAACCTCTTGTGTTTTCTTTTTTGCCATAATATAATATAATAAAAGTTAATGTAAAACTACCCCACCCGAAGGTGAGGTAGTTTCGTCAAATATAGTTTACTTCATCAACATGAAGTTGTTCGCGCCTTGTACAACTAAACAACGCTCAGACAGATAGTGAATCTGCATAGCATCAAGATCAGAAGTAACAGCACCTACTGAACCAGTAGTCCAAGTCTTCATACGACGGTTGTCAGTAGCAGAAGCTCTGAAACGTACGTGTAAGAATGGACGCTTAAGGTTACGACCTAAAGCTTGGTCATATACAGTAGATACACCAGCAGGGATAATAACCCCACGAACAGCATCGCTAGTAGCTCTGTCATTAATAGACCCACGAGTTGCTTTGTCGTTTAAGTAACGGAAGTCAGACTTGTAGAAGTCGTAAGATCCGCGACGGAAACCAGAGAAACCTAGGTTTAGAGCCATATCTTCAGAGTTATCAAATACTCCGTAAGAAGTACCGCCAGCACCGTAAGAATTCATTGAAGCAAGCATGTCATCAAATGCTAAAGATGTAGCACGGTTAAGGAATAACATATTTTCTTCAATAGCACCTTGTGAATCGAACTCAGCAAGGATAGCATCGAACTCAGCTAGGTCAGTAGCAGCGTTAACACCAGTTACACCAGTAGTTACATTACCACGATCTTTGATAGCAGCAAATAAACCTTCAGTACCTGAGATAGTTCCTAACGCAGCGTAATCTGTATCGTTAGTACCTGCAGCATCTACGATATGTGACGCAGCTGCTGTTTTCTCAGCTTCCATCATAGTCATCTCTAAGTAATCAGTAAAGCGTGAACGAGTTTCACCTTCAGCTTTTAGGTACCATAAGTAACCTGACTGACCAGCCTCACCTGAAATCTCTACCCAACCAATTTGAGAAGCGTCAGATCCAGAGATCTCATAAACGTCCTTCATAATAATTGGCTTGTTAGTAAATGACTTGTGAGTTGGCTTTACTGTTCTAGGAGATCCAGTACCAGATCCGTAAGACCCTTGACCAGTTACACCCTTCTTAAACTCAGAACCGATAACAAGTAATGTAGCAGCAGTAGCACTGCCTACAGCAATAGCTGAATCGTCATCAAAATGCTCAACGTTATATGGTTGAGCTGTGATAGCTACACCATCAACTTTTGTTACATGAGCTCTAATTACTTTACCAGCTACAGCAACAAGTACGATATCGTTCATACGAACACCGTGATTTGCGTCTACGTAATCTGGAGCAGAGCCTGAATTACCATCAATGTCAGAAGTTACAGTGAATACAGAAGTTTCTGTATTTAAAGTACCTAATACAGAGATGTGTAAACGAGACTGCTCAGACCAAATAACTTGGTCAGCTGTCATTGATTCTTCAGCACCAACTTGTGCTAGGAAACCTGAGATAGTACGTGGACCGAAAACTTCTGCTTCAGCCTCCATAAGATCTGGAAGGTATTGTTGAGCCCAACCTTTCGTGTCAGCGCTCGTAAAATCGATGTAGTTTGAATCAAGCGTTTGCTTCTGTGAAGCTGGTACGCTGTTCAAATTTCCACCTGGATTTGAAATTGCCATTTTTTCTTAATTTTTATTTTTTAATTTTAAATTTAAAAGAAGCAGAATCATCACCTAACGCACGAACTTTCATACCGCCAACTTGTGTTTCATTATGAGAACCTCTTGGATCCATATCAATATTCTTGGATCTTTTAACGTTTTCTTTGATAGCGTCGGCTTTACCTTGTTCGTAAAAATGTTGAGCGATCGCGTCGGCGTTCATAGCAGTGTACAGTCCTTTGTGATAACCTTTAGCGTCTTTCATAGTATTATTTTCGTCTAAAAACTTTTTAACGAAATTATTTATGTCGCTTTGTGTATCTTTAACTGAATTAGCATCTTTGACATTAAACCTGTAAACTTTTTCTCCGACGTTATATTCAAAACCTTTGAACTTATCGTTGAACAGTCTTGCAGTGTTTTGATCAAAAACCTCTTTCTGCTTTTTGCTTACGCGTTGAACTTGCTCTGTTTCTTTATTGTATCTGTTGAAAAAATCCATAGCTTTTTGCTGCTCAGGTGTGAGCTTGCTACCGGCTTTGATTTCTTCGTAATATTTAGACTTTTGCCCGTCTAAGTAGGTCTTAGCCTCGGCAACTTGCTCTTTGAGTGCTAATGTTTTTCTTTTAATATCTCTTTCTTCATCTAAATCTTCATCGTATGAAAAATTATCTTCAATAAGAAAATCTATTTCATCTAAAGATAAATGAGGTTTAGTTCTTGTGTAGTACTCACGTAACATCTGAGTATCGCTTAGATTGCTAGTGTCACGGTTTAACTTTATGTAATCCTCTAAATCACCACCAGTATCTTCCATGAAATCAATTAATTTCTGGATGTTTTCAGGTAGTGGTTTTCCAGTAGCTTCTGATTCATCAAGAGCTTCCATAACCTCTTCTTTGGTTACGGTGTCTTCACCTGTAACTTCTTCTAGTACTGGTGATTCTTCTTGTGTTTCTCCTTCCTGTTGTACTTCGTCTTCACTTTGTGCGGGCTCGGCGTCTTCATCGACTCCAGCCACTCCTGTGTCGTCAGAGTTACTTTCTTCAGTTTCATTGGTTGTTGGGTTTGATAAATCTACTTTAACAACGCTGTCGTCGTCTTTGCTTTCAAATTTTTCTAAATCAAGTGCGGATTGTTCTTCTACAACCTCTTCTACTTGTGGTGTTTCGTTTTCGACCTCGTTGATTACTTCTTCAAGATCTGTTTGATTATTGTTTTCCATAATATAAAATATAAATTATTATTTAGGTCCAAAAGCTTCTAAACTAAAGCCTTCTCCCATAGTATCATTACCTGCTGACTCGAATTTTTTAGCAGGTGCATTGCCTTTTCTTTGCTCAATCATTTCACTTTGTTGAGACGCTTGTATTTTTGTTCTTTCGTCTTTACGGTCTTCTTTCATGCCTTCACGCTGCTGGAGATTTTGTGAATCAGCGCCACGTAGTTTCATATTGTACTCAAACTCAAGAGCCATTAACTCTTTTTTCGCTTGCATTTCTTGTTGCATCCTTTGACCTTCAAGTTGAGCCTTGGTTTGCTCAAGCTGAATTTGTGATTGAGTAACAGCTTGGTTTTTTTGTAGTTCAACTTGAGCTGCTTGCTGAGCTGCTTGTGCGTTCGCTTGACTTTGTGCTTGAATGTTTTGCTGCGCAGCTTGCTTGTCTTTTTCCATCTTCCTCTTTCTGCGTATTTTTAAAAGCTGATTTGCTAATCGCACGCTTTTTACTTCGCGAAGATCTATAGCGTCCTCTAAATCAATATTTTGCTGTTGCAGTGCCATTTGTATATTATTTTCTAACATACCTTTTTCTTCTTCGTCTGGTGCCAGTTCTATAAATATGCCAAAGTCGTATAAGTATAATTCAGACATTTCTTTTAATGTCGCGACGTTATGAGCGCCTATAGACTGCACGAAAGCTTCTTTAGTAGGAGAGTACTCTAATATGTCTGACACTCTTAATGATAGTTTTTCAGCTATTTCTGCTGTTAAGAATAATCCAGAATTAAGTATATGTCTTGTAGCCGTGTTAGAGTTTGCCGCTGCTAGTTTTTGAACTCCTACTAAAGCGTTTGTATCTGGCATGCTACCGTCTCTAGCTTCGTTAAGACCCGTTACATCACGAATCATTTGCACATAATAGTTGTAAGTTTGTATTAATGACTGCAACTTACCTCCTTTGCTACTAGAGTTTATTTCTTGTATTGGAACTTTACCAGGATTCATATCTCCTTCAGAAGTAAAGCTTCTGCCTATAACGCTACCAGTTTGGAAGAACATATTAAGTGCTTCTTGTGGATTATAATTAGTACCGTTACCTAAATCTATTTCAGCAAGTCCATCAGCATCAAGATAAACACCGTCTGGTACCATCTTAGCCATAACTTGCTGTAATTTTAAATGTGTTAGCTGTATCATATCAGCAAACCCAGTAATTCTACCAACTAAACTTTCAATACGACCATTGTACATACGAGGAGCTACAATGCTATAGTTCATTTTAACTTTATTAAAATCACTTTTTTCACGCATCATGTTTTTACACATACCCCACTTTAGTAGTTTTCTACAACCTGGTATGTAAACACCTTCATATAATACTTCAATTTTTTTAGCGGCTTTAGTAAAATTACCAGTTTTATCAACCGGTGGATTAAACTGATCTGTTTTTCTTATAGCCTTTTGCCCGCCTGATCCTGTTGTTTTAATTTTAAAAACATCGCTATTGTACGTTTTATAATTAAAATAAACAACCTGCACTCTGTTTCTGTCTTGCCTTTTTCTTGCGTATCTTTGGTTTGATACCTGGGTTTTTACATAAGGAGTATCAAGTATAGATTTTATATCTTCGTCAGTTAAATCTGGAAACTCTCTTACTAGTTCATTTATGCTTATGTCTTTAACTTCGCCTACGTAATATATATCGTCAAAATATGGAGAATCAGAATGAGAATAAATTAAATCAGCTGGATCTACGTATTTCACGACAGCACCTTCGCTATGGTTGTAATCTGTTTTAACCGCGGCAATACCAAGCGTTGTAATATCGTAATAAAGTCTCTTTTGAATTAAATCGTAATTACTACCTTTAAGTAAAGTTCTTATAGCTTGTTCTTCTGCTAGTTCAATACTTTGCTTATATGTAAGCTGCATATGTATTTCAAGCTCTTCAGTAGTTTCTGGCAACTCTTTTTCGTCACTAGCCCTAGTATCTAAACCAAACTCACTCATGGCTTGTTGGTTGTACTGCTGCATCTCCATATCATTAAGTATATTTTCCATATACTCAGTTCTTTCTTTAACACCGTTAGGAGATTGTGATTGAGCCTTTACATCGTACAATCTTTCTGATATACCATTTACAACTATATCTACAAATTTAGAAATAATTGGAACTGGCTTCCAGTCTAAATTAAGATAAGATAAGTCACCGTTAATAGATAACTCATCTTTATATTTTTGCACTGGTTGTTCTCCTCTTGCGTAAAGCCTTAGTCTATGAAAATTATTTACATTACTTACATACTTATAAAGACTTGCTTCGTTATTAAACCACTCAGAGTTTATAGCTTCAGCAACTTTCTGACCGTACTCCATAGAGTCTTTTTCAAGGTCGCTTACATCTTGTCTAGGAAAATTAACATATACTGACTCAGCCATGTTTATTTGATTATTTGAGAATTAATACCCTCATTGTTATATTTAGATATTGTTAAGTTTAAAGGTGTTTTCTTTCGCTCAGCATGTGGAGCATATAAATGTCTGTTGCAAGCCATAATGGCCAACCCAGAACTTATAGATGCGTCATGCTTGGTTCTTTTGTGTATATCAAACTTAGCCCAATCATTTAGTAGCTCGTTGAAATACACTGTACCGTAGTTACCGTCACCTATGTGACCGACATGTCCTTGTATGTACATTTCTATAGCTGCTGCGTGAGCTTGTTTAATATCTTCACTTGAGTTTGGTATACCACCAATCTCTTTTTCAGCAATTGATAGTTTATTCCATGATTTATCTGGCCTATTCATACTGTATCCTCTATAGCCTCTACGGCGCAAGTAGTACAGTAACCTTGGTTTATTGTTCTCCGCAAGCAAAGGCATTCCGTAAAATACTAATGCCATTAAAACGTCTTCAAAGAACATCTCTGCGGTTTGTGGTCTTGCTATATACTCTAGGAAGAACGTACTTGCCGGTGCGTCTTCCATAGAAAATTTCGTTAATCCGTGTAAGGCGCCTTTTGAACCGCGGCCATCAACAGTGCCGCTAATGTCATAACTGTCACAACCAAATGCTCCAACATGCTCGTTACCCGGATATTTAATCCCATTTTTTGTAAACTGTCTATTCTGCAAGTGTGTAGGAGGTACCCAACTCACTTTAAATCTACCTGTTGGATCTGGATTAAAAACTACTCGCGTGTCTTTAACACCTTTGATCCAACCAAAGCTGCCTATAGTATAAGGAGCATTATGTATACTACCTTCGTTATAATCTATTTGCTCGTATATTTTAATTAAGTTAAATATACTATTTTTAGTCTCATCTCTAAACGCGTGTTCTTCTGTTCTAGGAAATTGTCTATAAAACTCGTTTAAAGCATCTTGATCATCGCGTAAACCATCAGCTTCATTATCCCAGTTTTCTATAACACCTATATCTATTAATTCACCGTCTGGTCCCAGTCGTTCATCATCACTTCTACTATTAAAGACTGGAAGTCCGTACTCGTCAATAAATCCTTCATAGTTCCATTCCATTGGGACAAAGAGAGAATACAAGCCAGACTTTGTTTGTCCATTACGATTTCGCTTTGTGACGTCAGAATCATTGTATAGTTTTTTAAAGTTATCACCGCCTTTATCAAGCGCATTACTAGTACTACCCATCATGCACTTACCAACGATTCTACTACCTAACCTTAAGCAGGTTTTAGTAACTCGCCAGTTGTTTAATATGTTATCAGGTCTCTCCCACTTACCACTCTCATCATGCACTAGC